TAGGTATTGACCCAACGGTAGACCCAACGGATTTGATTATTCAGTATAAAGATAAAGATGGAAACGACCAGATTATGAAAGTTTCCGCAAAAACCTATACTGACCCCAAGAACATTACAATGAAAAACTCTGGTGTTAATAACGCAGGTGCTACATACTTGGGTGAAATTGGTAAAGACCTTGATGCTAAAGTTGGTGAGTTGAGAAAGAAGTATGCTTGGAATGATAGTATGTCAGATGAAGAAAAGGCCAAGCAGAAAAAAGACTTAAAGCAAGCATACCTTGGTGAGTTCTCATCTAAAATGGAAGAACTGTCAAAGAGTAAAGAAGGTCAACAAAAATTAACTGATATGTGGAAAGATGTCCACGGTTGTGGTCAAAACGTTCACACGCAGGTAATTAACAAAAAGACTGGCGATGTTCAGATGAAATCACCAGACCACTATTGTAATCCAACCCCACCTTTTGGAGTAAAGTTTGATGGTGTTAAACTTGTAATCAATATGGGTGGTAAGGATGATTCATTCTTACAAGTGGATATGAAGACCGAAGATAAAGGTTCACCCAAAATACTATTCAGACATAGAACAAAATAATTACGGAGAGATGAGTGAGAACCCAATTGTTATGTACCTTTACAAACGAAGAGTCCTTTGAGGACATTGTAAACACTATACTGAAAAACTACGAGTTGTTCAGCAGAAAAATCTTTATCTTAAAATTAGAACCATCAAAAGAATTGGTTATTAGTTATAATATAATTCCACACGAACAAAACTCATTTCTACCTAATACCATTATGGTTCACCGAAAAAAAGAATCAAATACAATGTACACAATCAATGCGTTAAATAGACTAATTGCCGACCTAAACAAGGGTGTAGTAGATAAGTCTTTTCAGATTGATTGGGATATTTATAGAAACAGTGTGATACTCACCAATGGGGACTCATACAAGGTTTTGAAAACAAGTTTATTTCGCATCGTTGATGTTCAAAAATAAAAATTGAAAACATTTGGAGAAATCCAAAACTTTTTGTATATTTGTAATGAAAAATAAAAATTATGGCAAACTTAACTGGACTACACTCCATATACTCCTTTACAGGTAGAAGTAGGTACGCTACTCAATCTTATAACGATATGTACCTCTATGAAGCTTTGACGCTTCTATTGTCATCATACCATTGGCGAAATTATAATGGTGATATTAAACTCGTATGTGATGATAAATTTTATGACTTTATTACCAACAACAATCTCACTTTTTTATGGGATTCAATAGATAATCAGTCATTCAAGAAACTCCCAACAAACATTGATTATTCTATATTTTGGACATACCCCAAAGTATTCGCTCAGTCTTTACAAAAAGATAAGTTTGCAAGCGTTGATGCTGATTTGTATATGTGGGCTTCGGTAAAGGATTATACTGAAGATTATGTGTTTGCTCATTTTGAAGTAGATAATGTTGGTTCGTTCTATCCAAGTATTGATAAAATGGATGGGTATTCAGATTTGTTTCAAAAGTATAATATGGCAGAGGCTCCCGCAATTAACACATCCTTAATCGTGTTTAATAAACAAGATGTAATACACGAGGTATTGGATGTTTTTACAAAACTTGCGGAACGAGTAAAACCAACCACAATGCCGGATTGGAATGAGTTTGTTTGGACTATTTTTCCAGAACAAAAGTTTTTGGGTAATCTTATTTTCAATAATGATTATAAGTTTAGGTCATTAATGAGAGAACCTCATTTTTCAAGTTATTCGGTATGTGGTAATTCAGATTCGTTTTTATTATCTTCTGCTGGGATTCTACACTTGTGGTCTTCTAAAGCATATTATGATAATCAACCAATTGAACGAGAAAACTTTACCCAACAACTAATCGGTCAGATAGAGATTGATTATCCACATTTGATGGACAAAGTTGAAAAGTTAAAAAAAGTTTTCAAAAAATAAGTGACCTCATTTGGATTTGTCAACCAAATGTTGTATATTAGTGACAAGTTAATGTTTAACAATTAAAAAATGGTACAATTATGGCTATTGATTTAAACGCAATCCGCAACCGTCTGAACTCTCTTCAGACAAAAGTCCAAAAAACGGACAACCTTTGGAAGCCGACTCCCGGCAAACAACAAGTACGAATCCTTCCGTACATCCACAACACTAACAACCCTTTTATTGAACTTTACTTCCACTTTGATTTGGGTGGTAAGAATGTCATCTCTCCGATGTCTTTCGGTGAGGCTGACCCTATTGTAGAGTTTGCTGAAAAGTTGAAGGCAACTGGAAATCGTGAAGATTGGAACCTTGCAAAACAGCTAACCCCAAAGATGCGCACTTACGTTCCTGTATTGGTTCGTGGTGAAGAATCTGAAGGTGTTAAGTTTTGGGGATTTGGTAAGCAAGTTTATCAAGAACTTCTTGGATTCTTCGCTGACCCTGACTATGGTGATTTGACTGACCCTGTGAATGGTCGTGATGTTACGGTAGATTTCAAAACCGCAGCTGAAGTTGGTAAATCTTACCCTGAAACTTCAATCCGTGTTAAACCAAACACAACCCCTATTTCAGAAGATAAAAACATCTTGGAATTGGCTAAAGACCAAATTGATTTGTCTACAATGTTCAAGCGTGTATCTTACGATGAAATGGAGAAAATGCTCCAACAATGGTTGGACACCGGTAAAGTAGAGGAAAGTGAAGAAACTACTGCTGATGTTTCAGTATCTTCAACGCCTGCTCAAACTACCTCTAAAGCTTCTAATGTTAAGGAAGCTTTTGATGACCTCTTTAACGACTAATTTATGGCTAAGAAAGTAGAATCATCTCGTGATGAGCTATCTTCTATTCTTGCCTCTAATCTAAACAAGAAGTTTAAGTCCACCCACAAGGTGGCTTTCTTCTTGGATGGGTCAGAACAAACACCTACCGATTTGGATGAATGGGTGTCTACTGGCTCACCAATGTTAGACCTCGCAATCGCAAACCGCCCTCACGGCGGTTTGCCTGTGGGTCGAATCACGGAGATTACAGGTTTGGAAGGAAGTGGTAAATCACTACTCGCAGCTCACGCTATTGCAGACACTCAAAAGAAGGGTGGACTTGGTGTTTACATTGACACCGAGAACGCACTGAACCAAGAGTTCCTTGAAGCGATTGGAGTTGACATTAAAAAGATGTTGTATGTTCCATTGGAAACTGTGGAAGACATCTTTGAAGCAATTGATTCTATTATTGAATCAGTCAGAGCAGCTGATGGTGATAAAAAGAAATTGGTGACTATCGTAGTTGACTCCGTTGCTGGGGCTTCTACCAAAGTTGAGATTTCCGCTGATTATGACCAAGCTGGATACGCAACTCAAAAGGCGATTATCATTTCAAAAGCTATGAGAAAGGTCACGAACTTGATTGGTCGTGAACGAATCTCTCTAATCTTCACAAACCAACTTCGTACTCGTTTGGGAGTATCTTTTGGTGACCCTTGGACTACAAGTGGTGGTAAGGCAATCGCATTCCACTCATCTTGTCGTATCCGACTAAAACAAATGGGTCAGTTGAAAGCAAAGGTTGGTGGTGTAGACCAAGTAGTGGGTATTAAGACTCGTGCTCAGGTGATTAAGAATCGTATGGGTCCACCTCTTCGTTCTATTGATTACGATATCTACTTTGATAGTGGTATTGACAATTATGGTTCGTGGTTGGAAATGATGAAGACCTACAAACTCGTAAATCAAACTGGTGCTTGGTATACCTATGTGGATACTGAAACTGGCGAAGAGATTAAATTCCAAGCCAAAAACTTTGAAGAAATGATGGAGTCACGACCTGAACTGAAAGAATCAATCTATCAGAAGATTTGTGATACTTACATTATGTCTTACAAAGAATCAAGTGCAGAGTCAAACATTGATAACATTGAAGTAACGGATTTTGATGATTAGTAAATACGCAGAACTCCTCAAGGAAGTTAAGAAAGAACATTTAGAGGTTAAAGATGAACATCTAAATGATAGAGTGCTTATTGTAGATGGGCTAAATCAGTTCATTCGTGTCTTTGGGGCAGTTCCTGCGTTAAATGACGATGGTGAACATTGTGGTGGTATAACAGGTTTCTTGTTATCCACCGCAGCCACTATCCGAACTATTAAACCAACTCGTGTAGTTGTTGTATTTGATGGTAAAGGTGGTTCCCAACGTAGAAAATCAAAATATAGTGGTTATAAAGAAGGTCGTACAGGTCTAACCAAAATCAACCGATTGGCTGGTTATGAAGACTTGGAAGACCAACAAGAATCAATGCGATATCAGTTCTCACGACTGATTGAATACCTACAAGTATTACCTGTATCTTTGACATACATTGACCACGTTGAAGCAGATGATATTATTGCATATCTTGCAAATCATTACTTCAAAAAGGAGGTGGTAATTGTTTCATCAGATAAAGACTTTCTCCAATTAGTAAGTCCACGAATTAAAGTGTGGTCTTCTAACAAAAAGAAAATGTATGATGAATCCCTCGTTAGGGAAGAGTATGGTGTAATACCTCAAAACCTTGTATTCTATCGTGTTTTAACGGGCGATAAGTCTGATAACATAGTTGGAGTCAAGGGAGTTGGTGATAAGACCATAGAATCTAAAATGGAGTTCCTAAACAATGGTGAATTGGACTTGGATGAGTTCATAAGTGAATGTTCTAATGTAGACCCCAAACTATCAAAAAAATTGATGGATAATGTGGATGTTATACGAATGAATTTTGACCTTATGCAACTACGAAACCCTGAAATTTCATCTTCAATTACATCAAACATCCGAAACATTATGGATGGTGGAACTCATAGATTGGATATGGTTGAATTCAAAAAGATGTTTATGGGAGACAAATTGTATACTGCTTTTGCTGATGTGGATTCTTGGTTAAGAAACTCATTTTCAAATTTGGATAATCTAATCAAAAAAGATTTGGATAATCAAAAATAAAGTTGTATATTAGTGTCTATGGAAAAATTCGGAAGTAAATACGGAACATCGTTCCAGAATAAAATTGTATCAGCGCTGTTAGGTGATAGGAGTTTTTCTCGCCAAGTGTTTGACATTCTAAAACCAGAATACTTTGATTCAGAAGCATCAGAGTGGTTGGTTAAAGAAATTATGTCTTACGTTAGTGAGTATGAAAAACTACCAACGCTTGATGTGTTGAAAGTCCGAATTAATTCTATTGATAGGGATGTGCTTAAAACAACTGTCGTAGACACACTAAAGTTTGCGTGGAATCATCTTGAAAGTGATGATTTAGAGTATGTTAAAGAACAAACCCTTGACTTTTGTAAAAATCAATGTATCAAAAACGCCATCCTTGACTCCGTAGAGTTATTGGAACAAGGTAAGTATGATGTGATTAAACGGAAGGTTGATGATGCTATGAAAGCAGGTCAAGATTCTGATATTGGTCACGAATACAAAACTATGATTACTGAACGATACGAAGATTCTATTAGAAATGTAGTATCAACAGGATGGCAGGTTATTGATGAAATTACGCAAGGTGGTTTTGGAAAAGGTGAGTTGGTTTTATTTGCCGCCCCTCCTGGCATCGGTAAGTCGTGGTCTTTAGTTAACATCGGCGTGGCGGCGATGAAATTGGGTAAGACTGTGGCTCACTACACCCTCGAATTGAACGAAGGGTATGTAGGTCAGCGATACGATGCTGTTTTGAGTAAGATTGCAGTTGCAAATCTGAAATACAATATGGAAGATGTTAAAAAATCAGTTACGAGTGTAAAAGGAGACCTGATTGTAAAACACTACCCTACCAAAACCGCCAGCGTAACTTCATTGAAAGCCCATATGGATAAGATGATTTTACAAGGTAAAAAACCTGATGTAGTGATTGTTGACTACGCTGACCTACTTCGTGGACCCTCTAACAAAGAACGACACGAAGAGTTGGAAACCATTTTTGAGGATTTGAGAGGTATGGCTGGGGAGTATGAAGTTCCCATCTACACTGCGTCTCAAATCAACCGAAGTGGTGCAGAAGATGACATTATTACAGGTACAAAAATTGCAGGTTCTTTCTCCAAAATGATGACCGCTGACTTTGTTGTATCCCTTTCTCGTAAGATTGAAGACAAACTTGCTGGTACGGGAAGATGGCACGTTATCAAGAATCGTTTTGGACCTGATGGTATGACTTTTCCATCCAAGGCAAACTTCTCAACCGGTGAAATTTCCATCTATAACGATGATTCCATTTCTGGTCAACAAACCAAAAAAGAGATGAAAGGTGGGGAGAGTTTAGTAAGAAAAGAACTTGCTCAAAAATATAAAGAAATGAAGGGTGAAATCAATTTCTAACCACTATGTATATTCACCCACACCAAAATATGTCTAACTTTTTAAAGGAGAAATCGTATGTCATTATTCGATGAACGAATCCCATATAAACCCTTTGAGTATCCTGTTTATTATACCGAAGGTTGGTTGAAACAAGCCCAAGCATTCTGGCTCCATACTGAAATCCCAATGCAGGGTGATGTTAAGGATTGGAATGAAAATTTGTCAGTTTCCGAAAAAAACTTGGTAGGAAACATTTTATTAGGATTCGCTCAAACGGAATGTGCGGTTTCAGACTATTGGACTGGTATGGTAACCAAATGGTTTCCAAAACACGAAATTAAGCAGATGGCTATGATGTTTGGTTCGCAAGAAACTATTCACGCTACCGCTTACTCATACTTGAATGAAACACTTGGTCTTGAAGACTTTGCTGCGTTCCTACACGAACCTGCGACTGCTGAGAAATTTGAACTTTTGATTCAAACCAAAGCAGAATATACTCACGAGGATTTGAAATGGAATAGAGATGCTAGAGAAGATGTTGCAAGGTCATTAGCAATCTTTTCAGCGTTTGCTGAAGGCGTTTCTTTGTATTCATCATTCGCTGTATTGTACTCGTTCCAAATGAGAAACCTATTAAAGGGTATTGGTCAACAAATGAAGTGGTCGGTTCGTGATGAATCGCTACACTCCAAAATGGGTTGTCAATTATTCAGACACATTTGTGATGAGTTTCCAAGTTTAAAAAGTGATGTCAGAAGTTCAGTTGTTGAAGCTGCTGAATTGATTGTAAAGCTTGAAGAAAACTTTATTGACAAAATGTTTGAGATGGGTGACCTTGAAAATCTTAAAGCAAAAGATTTGAAAAACTTCATTCGTAAAAGAGCTAATGAAAAATTGGTAGAGTTGGGGTATGAACCACACTTTAACTACGAAAAAGAATCTGCTGACCAATTGGAGTGGTTCTACCACCTAACAGGCGGTTTGACTCATACTGACTTTTTCGCACTACGCCCAACCGATTATTCGAAAGCAAACGAAGGTGAGGATTGGGAAGATATCTTCTAAAATAAATTATATGAAAACATTTGATGAACTAATTGAGAACATCACCCAATGGGCTGATGATAAGGG